CTATCGGGCCAATGTGCCGCCGCTGGCGACGAATTCGACCAACTGGCTGCTAGCACTGGCGCCGGATCTTTACCTCTATGGGACGCTTCTCGAATCCGCTCCTTACATGAAGGAAGACGAGCGCATCCAGACTTGGGCGCTCGGCTTTAGCTCGGCCTTGGATAGCCTCAATCAGCTCGGCCTGACATCGACCTTCAACGCGGGGCCGATGAATTTGCGCGTGTCTGGGGTGACCCCGTGACGACGTGGACGCCTGCGACGCAGCAGAGCGAGACGTGGTTGCCTGCCGGCACGACCCTCGTGCACGTTTTCGACCCCAACGTATTCGCTCCAGCGCCCGTGTTCGATGTCAACACCCAGGGACTTTGGAATGATCGCACGCCGCCGTCTTCGACATGGACCGCTGAATGACGCTTAAGGTCAATCATACCGTCGTCACTGGCGAGGCAGCCAATCCTGACGTGTTGGTGGACGGGCCCGCGTGGGATGCTGACCATAGCGTATCCGGCGATCTCCCCGTTACGCAGCTCAATGGCGGCGCTGGCGCGTCTTCCTCGACCTTCTGGCGTGGCGATGGGACGTGGGCAACGCCTGTCAGTGGCGGCACGCCGGGCGGCTCGAATACCCAGGTTCAATACAACAACGGCGGATCGTTCGGCGGCATTTCTGGCGCCACGACGAACGGAACGACGCTCACGCTTGTTGCGCCTGTCCTTGGGACGCCGGCTTCGGTAACGCTCACAAATGCCACAGGGCTCCCGGTCGCAACTGGTATTGCAGGCTTTGGGACAGGGATCGCAACGTTCCTTGCTACGCCGAGTAGCGCCAACCTGCGCGCGGCCTTAACCGACGAAGTTGGCACGGGGGCGGCTTATTTCGTCGGCGGTGCGCTCGGAACGCCGGCTTCGGCGACTCTGACGAATGCAACGGGCCTTCCGCTCTCGACAGGCGTAACGGGCAATCTGCCTGTCGGCAATCTCAACTCGGGAACGGGTGCGAGCTCTTCGACATTCTGGCGCGGTGATGGCACTTGGGCGGCGCCTGGTGCTGTGGCAACCCGCACTATCACGGCTTCAAGTGATACGCTCGTTGCGTCTGATTCTGGAAAGACAATCTTTCTGAACAATGCCACGTCGATCGCTCTGGCCGTGACGGCGGCAGCAACGCTCGGCAATGGCTGGTATTGTTTCATCCAGAACACCAATACGGGCTTGGTGACGATCGATCCGAATGCTTCTGAAACGATCGATGGGGCGACTACAGCCTCGGTCTATCAGGGCGAGAAGATGCGGATTGTCTGCAATGGGACTGGTTTTGTCACCGATTCCCATGCCGGTGAGTGGGCCGCATACACGGTTTCGGTTACGCCAAGCGGCGGCGGGTCCTTCACGACAGCATCGTTTGTCGCGCAAGCAAAAAAGGTGCGCACGACCGTCTATTTCCATTTTGAAATTAATATAACGACGTTAGGAACCGCGACCGGAACGACCGTCGTTGCCCCGCCACCGCTCGGCACGCCTTTGCGAAACGCGTTCTTGACTGGCGCTTCCATCAATACGGGAAAGGTGGCGCGCGGGCTCCTGTCAGGCGGAAACTTCCGGTGTGACTACTACGACAACACAACTCTGCTTGTCAGTGGCGCGCAGGTTAACTTTGACGGTCAGTACGAGGTCGCACCATGAACTACGATTGGTTCGATCATTACTGGTCGATCGGGGGCGATCAGACACAGGTCTATTCGAGCAAACGTGCGATTTACGTTCCCGTCGAGGATGCTGTCTTCGTATCGTGGCTAGCTGTTGAGGGCAATTTTGTCTCTCCGCTCGCGACGCAAGCCGATCTCGTTGGCTTCCTTCGCGATGCCAACGTTCCGCCGTACCATCGCATCCGCAAGAGCACGCTGATCTCACGATTGACAGATACGCAATTGGCGCAGGCAATCTCGATGCTCTCGGTGCGGCAGCAGGAGCGATGGCGCGCGCCAGATCAGCCCGCCGTGAATGCGGACGACCCGGAAACGCTCGCAGTCATCGCGGCGGTCGGGGCTGATCCTGCCGTTGTGATGGCGCCGGAATAATGCCGCTGCTTAAGTGGGGGGCATGGTCTCCCGACACCGTAGATTTTGAGGCGCAGACGCCGAAGACGATCCTGAACGTCATCCCGCGTGCGGATGGCTATGGGCCGTTTCCGGGCGTCTCTGCGTACACTCAGGCTTTGCCGGCGGCATGCCGTGGCGGCTTCTACGCGCTGAAATCTGATGGCTCGGTCATCACCTTCGCCGCGACTGCAACGAAGCTCTATCGGCTGAACAACACTGATTTTAGCTGGATCGACGTCTCAAAGGGTGGCGGGACTTATACCGCCCCGACCATGGGGTCATCGCCCGCGAATTGGCAGTTCGCCCAGACCGGCAACCTTGTATTTGCGACGCAGGCCAACACGGTTCTTCAGGTCTTCGATCTCTCGTCGTCGTCGGCTTTTAGTGATGCTCTCGGTTCGCCGCCCCAGGCTGCTTACATAAGCGTGGTCGGTCGCTTCCTCGTGCTGTCGGGCCTGTTGTCATTCCCATATCGCATCCAGTGGTCTGGCCTGAACAGCTTCAACGCCTCGAATAGCTGGACCAGCGGCATCAACTCGTCCGACTTTCAGGACTTCCCGGACGGCGGCATTGTTCGCGGCGTCGGTGGTGGAGAGTTCGGGACCGTGTTTCAGGACCAGGCCATTCGCCGCATGTCCTTCATTCCAGGCTCAGCGCTCATCTTCCAGATCGAGCGCATCTCGCAAGACAAGGGCCTGTCCGCGCCGTATTCGATCATCAGGGCCGGCGAGCGCATTTTCTATTATGGCTCGCAAGGGTTCGCCAAGATCCTGCCGGGCGGCTTCCCGGAGCAGATCGGCCGAGAAAGGGTGGATCGGACGTTCTCGCTCGACCTCGACAAGGGCAATCTTCAGCTTGTCATCGGCGCTTCTGATCCGCGAACCTCGCGCGTCTATTGGGCCTACAAGTCGGTGAGCGGTCAGGCCGGACTATATGACAAGATCATTGGGTATGACTACGAGCTCGACCAGTGGTTCATCCTCAGCAATGTCGGAGAATACCTTCTCGGCATTTCGCAAACGGGTCTCACGCTCGAAAATCTCGACACCATCTCGGCATCGATCGACGCATTGACTTTGAGCCTCGACGCCTATGCGACGGCTGTTCAGCCGGAAATCGCGCAATTCAGCTCGGCTCACAAGCTCGGCTTCTTCCGCGGAGATAACCTCGAGGCGACGCTCGAGAGCGGAGAGCAGGGGACTGATAGCAAGAAAGTCAGGGTGAAGGGCTTCCGGGCTATCACGGACGCAGCGACGCATTACGGCTCCTGCTCTTATCGGGATACGTCGAGTGCGCCCGCGACGAGCGGGACAGAGGTTCTGGTAAATGCCCGCACAGGACGTTGCGACATGCAGCGGGAGACCCGGTACACGCGCCTGAAGGTACGGATTCCGGCCGGCGCAGATTGGACGTTTTGCGCGGGTGTAGAGCCTGATTTTGCTCGGGCCGGATCGCTGTGAGCGATTACGTCCCTGGAACGGAGGAGAAAGACCCCAAGAAGGTCATCATGGCCTTGCAACAGGCCGCATCGAGCATTTCGACCGCTCAAGACGACATCGACACGAATACCGCTGACATCGCGACGGCAAACACCAACATCGCGGCTAACACGGCGAACATCGCCAGCAACACGGCCGCGATCTCATCGATAAACACAACTCTGGCCGGTCTCACCAACCTGATCCCGTCAGGAACGCTGATGCTGTTCCAGCAGACCAGCGCCCCGACAGGGTGGACGAAACAGACGACGCATAATGACAAGGCCCTGCGGGTGGTGTCCGGCACGGCTTCAAGTGGCGGAACGAATGCTTTTTCGACTGTGATGGCTCAGACGGTTGTTGGAGGAACGGCGCTGACGATTTCACAAATTCCTTCGCATACACATGCGGTTCAAACCGCGAGTACTTCTGGTGTTGGTTCAGGTACAAATCTTGCTATTCAAGGCCTAGCAGACGGGAGTATTGCGACGACTGCCAATGGTAGCGGTGCCACCCATAACCACACGATCACGATGTCCATGCAGTACGTCGACATCGTCATCGCCTCGAAAAATTGATGCTCCCCGACCCGAAGGTGAAGTGCCCGGCAACCGGCTTTACCAAGTCTTGCAGGGCCATTGTCAGCAAGCACGACTGCCCGAAGTTCGTTCACATCATCGGCAAGAACCCGCAGAGCGACGAGCATATCGACAGATATGGTTGCTCGGACTCCTTTCTCCCGATGCTCCTGATTGAGAATTCGCAGATGCAGCGCCAGACGGGCGCGGCGGTTGAGAGCTTCCGGAACGAGATGGTGCAGATCAACTCGCTGACACTGCCGAGTGGGCCAAAGCTTGTCCGTTGATCTTGTCTGCGTGGACCCAAAGCGGGTTCACGAAGTCTGGCCTCACGCCAAGGACAAGATTAGGGATGCGGTTGAACGAACCGACCTTGCCTCACTCGACTGCATTGAGCGGGATGTTCTCGCGGGCGATCAACTTCTCTGGCTCGCTTGGAGCGGAGAGATCGCGGCGGCTGCAACAAGCCGACTAGCGGACAACGGAAGTCGGAAAGTTTGCGAGATCGTTGCTTGCGGCGGCAAGGATCGTGACGAGTGGCTGCCATTGATCCGGCAGATTGAACAATACGCAAAGAACGAAGGCTGTTCCGCCACCCGCATCATTGGGCGAGTTGGCTGGGAACGGGTGCTCGACGGCTATCGCCGTGAGTACGTCATCTTGGAGCACACTCTATGAGTATCGGGACGATCGTTTCGCAGGACAAGAGTTTTAAGGGCCTGACCATGCGCTACGAGGACGGCGGGAAGGTGCAAGTCTTCCGCCTCGGAGACAAAGAGGTCCGGCTTGGTCCGACTGCATCTGACGGCGAAGTCATCGCCGCCTTCAAGGAGCCGAAGTAATGGGAGGGGAGAGCAAATCGACCACGACGCAGCAGTCCGAGACCAACCCTTGGGCGCCAGCACAGGGCACGCTCACGGGCATCCTGGGGCAGCTCAACAACTACCTGCCG